GCGCTCAAGAGCAATGATGCCTGCCTCAACATGGGGGAGCAGCAGTGGGTAAGAAACGCCATCAAAGCGCAGAACGACATGGAGCGGCTGCGAAAGGCCATCATTGAGAAGACACTCGCCGGTCTGATCTGGGCGGCTATTCTTGGCGTGGCCTATCTGTTTGTAGACTTCCTCCGAAACCACGGGCTGAAGATATGAGTTATCTCGACGAAATATCAGGTGGGAGTTACTACCTCAATGCGTTCAATAATCTGCTGAAAAGGCGGCAGATGGAAACTGCTGCACAGAACCCAATGCAGAACCCAATGCAGAACCCAATGCAGAACCCAATGCAAAATCAAATGATGGGTGGTCGAAATGATGGTAGTGGCAGTAGAAACCCCGGTTGGGACTCCATGTCCAACGCTCAGAAAGCCGCCTACTACAGCGACAACCCAACAATGGCGGCAGTGACGCAGTTTGGGCAGCAAGCGTTGAACTACGCTCCCTATGGGGTTGGTACGCTAATGAAGGCACAGCAGTCAATGTTTCCTGATTTTGCTCGGGAACAAGGCATGGTCAACCGTGGTATTGACCCTGCCACTGGGTTGCAAGTTGGTGGCTATAGTTCTCTCCAAGCGCCAAATTTGCAAAGTTTTGATACTCCTACGCCTACGCCAACAGGTTTGTACGGCGACCAGTTTGCGGGTATGCCTGCACCAGCAAAACCAGATAACTTTTTTGCTTCTTTGTTGAGCGGTATTCTGCCTAGTTCCAATGTGTCCTTAACTACAGCGCCAGTTGAATCTCGGGAGGCAACGCCTGTTGGTTTTTCATCCCCAACGGCTAATTTTGGCAAAGAAAGCAGTATTCCAACGGCGGGTGTTAATTCCGGCGCATTTTTGAGTCGTGACCAGCGCATAGAACAAGCAGCAAGAGATGCTATAAGTCGTCAATCAAGCGCAGAAGGGGTAGCAGCAGCAAATATTTCTGGATACGGCGGCGGCGAAAACAGTTTTGGCGGCGGCTCAAGAAGTTTTGGTGAAGGCCAATACAACCAAGGCGGCATGGTCAAAGCCCAGCACCTAATGGGCCGCGCTCCTGCGCCGGACGATGGCTACGGGGCGTTACAGGGCGGTGAGTACGTCATTACCAAGGCGGCGGTGGAGAGGTACGGCAAGGCAATGATGGACGCTATCAATAATGGCACTTTCCGCTAATCATGGAATTTTTCGAAGCATTGGCAAAGGGTTGGCCCATGCTGCTGGCGCTGATTACGCTCATTATCGTTTTGGCGAAGATGGATATCAAGATCGCCGTGCTGGAAGAAAAAGTTAAATCGTTGTTTGAGATATTTAACCGCAAAGACAAATGAAAGCAAAACTTACCTTCGCCGTGACTCTAATGGTGAGCCTAACGCTTTGCGTTGTTGTTGTCGGCATGGTTGCTGTATTGATGATTGGCCTGTTTGATGAAAAAGTAGACAACAGCGAGATTTTTAAACTGATCAGCCCAGCTTTCCAGACGATTGTTGGCGGGTTTATAGGGCTGCTTGCTGGCGTCAAACTATCACATGATGATGAGGAACCGAAATGATTGGACTAGACGCAATTCTTGGCATCGGCGGCAAGCTGATTGACAAACTTATTCCTGACCCTGCTGCCCAAGATGCGGCGCGGCTGGAACTGCTCAAGCTGCAACAGTCGGGCGAACTGGCGGCAATGACTGCCCAAACCGAGATCAACAAAGCCGAGGCCAGCAACCCTAGCGTGTTTGTCAGCGGCTGGCGTCCAGCGATTGGCTGGGTCTGCGCCCTAGCGATGGGCTACCAGTACTTAGCTCGACCCCTGATGGTTGCCTTTATGCCTGCGCTGGCCTTCCCCGGCTTGGACGACAACTTGTGGCAACTAATGATGGGTATGCTTGGCCTGGGCGGTTTGAGGACGTTTGAGAAGACCCAAGGCGTGGCATCCAAGTGACCCCGCATTTCACGCTTGCCGAGTTGACGATGACAAGCCATCGGCAGTTTGACAACACACCCAATTCTGCCGAGATTGCCAACCTGACCCGACTAGCACAGTTTCTGGAGTTGGTAAAAGCCAAGCTGGATGGCAAGCCAATCATGGTGAACTCGGCCTTTCGGTCTAAGCAAGTCAATGACTCAGTGGGCAGTAAAGACACCTCTCAGCACCGGCTAGGCTGCGCTGCTGACATTCGTGTACCCGGCATGACGCCTGACCAAGTTGTACGCGCTATCATGAGCCACGGGTTGTACTTTGACCAGATCATCAGAGAGTTCGACGCCTGGACGCACATCAGTATCCCAAACACCGCAGCCCTGCTACCCCGGCGTCAGGCGCTCATCATCGACCGGCAGGGAACTCGGCCTTTCGTGTAACCGCCCGGTACGCCTCAATCGCGTCCCGCAAGTCACCCCGCAACTGCTCAAGCTGGTCTTGCTGCTGCTGCAAGCGCAGGTATGCTTCCATAGCGAACTTGTCCAGTACGGCTCTGTCCCAGGTCGCAAAGGTAGGCGTCATGGGCGTGGACAATCATCAGGAACAAAAGCCAGGCAGTGGACGGCGGTGTACTTGCCTGTGGTCTTGACCCAGCGGTCAATATAGGTGTCAGGCATCAGCGTTAGGCTGCGGCTGATTGCTGATGGCTCTGCGTCCAACCTCAGCGCCAGTTGCTTGGCAGTCAGACCATCAGGCGATTGGGCCAAGGCATCACGGATTTGTTTAGACATCACCACGGCGCGTCCTCAAAATTGTCTGAGTTGAAGGGTATTGGCTTGGCTGGCTGCGCTGGTGGCAACTTGGTGGGAAAGGGCCAGTTATCCATTGTTGCGCTCCGCAGCGACGTAAAGGGGCAGTGGCTCAACATCAACAACAGTTGGTGCTGAAATGTGTGTTGGCTTTGCCCAATAAAAACCACTTCGTGGGTGGTAAAACGCTACTGGCTCCTGCTCTGGCTGTGCTAGTGCGGTTTTCAGGGCGTTGATGGCTGCATACACTCGCGGATGATGCTCGCCTTTTGTTTCCAACGCCTCCAGCGCCTGCTGCATGGTTTCTCTGTTGCTCATGTGTTCTCTCCCCTTGCTCTAATGCGCTCACCAACTTCTTCGTCCCAGACATTACGGTCGTCAAACATTGCAGCGCAAGCCTCACGTTCAGCCTCGGCAACTAACTCAACAAATGTTTCTAGTTCAGTTTCCGTAAACAGTACGCCATCGTGCCGCCCCATAAACAGCACGGGATATACAGCACCAACTGCGTCTGCAAATTCCTTAGTTTTTGCTTTCATGGCGTTTCCCTTGCTCTGATGGCTTTGGCGCAAAGCCTCGCGTTCAATGCGCCGAAACTCGTCTTCCTCTGAGTTCATAGCATCCCCCACAAGAATCCAGCCAAGCCAGCAATTCCAACCACAGCAAACAGCACCAGGATTACCATGGCAATCAAGTGCATAAAATTTGCCAGTTCGTAGTCTTCGTCATCATCCATTTCAACCCCCGTTGGCTAAAGTATGCCGAGGCCACAGAAAGGCGCTGCTCTCAACAGCGCCAGCTTCTTGCAGTTCCTCCACAGTCCACGGTTTTAATGGCGTTAGCCGTGTATGCCCTGGTGTAACGAACACTGGCATGGTGTAGTGCGGCAACAGCTTAACGCTGTTGAGGATAAACACCGTGTGTTCGGTTAGTTCTAATTTGTCAGTCATAGCGTCACCTTTCTAGTTTTAAATCCCCTGTGCGTGTAGCACTGCACCGACCCATCTGCAAGCATCTTCCAGCCAGCGTTCTCGCCGCACATTTTCTGAATCTTCTCCTCAACCGTATCAACCCGTGCCTCGTCTTCAGACGGGCCGTCGAGCAAGTAGGCCGTGGACATGACCAAGGCCACCAAAGCCGCAGCGACCCAGTTCATGGTTGCCGCCCATGTTTTAAGATTTCCAGCCGTTCCCGGCTGGCGCGTAAGGTGCAGTAGCGTTGGTGGATGCGCTCTAACATGGTTACTCTGCGGTGTTGGGTCTGCTCTTCATCCAGCAACGCCAGCAGGTCGGCCTCGCTGTAGTTGGGCAGTTCACTTTGAAATTTTCGCCAAGTTATCAATTCTCTTCTCCAGTTCAGCGATGCGCGCCACCACCTCGTTGTAAGCCCGTGACGCGCTATTGTGCGTCCGGGTGCGGATCAAAAGTTCGGCCTGGGCTGCTTTGAGCCTAGCCCTGAGTTGTGTGAGTCGGGTCACTTTAATGCCTCCAGTGCAATGTCAGAAATGGCGCGTTTGTCATGGAGCGCCGCCCATATCTTTTCGTCTACGGTCTTGTTCGCCACCATGACGTAGCACCACACGTCATGCCGCTGGCCGCTGCGGTGC